CCTGACCCGACATTTTAATTCCACCATATTGACTTGTGGGTTTAGTAATGTAGTCAGTGTATCCTTGGGCTCCTGCCGAAGGTAGAACCGCTCCTTCTGAACGGGCACCAATTCCACTGTTTCGCCCAGTGTGAATAGGAACAATCCAACGGCGACCGACAAACGGGATATTTCCAGCATCCTTTTCAATCAGTTTGAGCAATGGAACTTGTTCGTTTAATTCTTCTACAATTCCCGGACCATATAAATCTTTGAATACGGGATCAAATTGAGTTAAGTTTTGCTGAGTTGGGCCTGCCATTTATATCACTCCTGTTATTTGAAATATGCTGCTGCTTTTTGTGCGGCACCTTTGATACCGCCAACCTTTTCGTTACTCGCTTGCTTACTAGGTGATCCTGCGCCACCACTTGTTGATAATGTTGGAATCTTTGGCTGTTTGGACTGTTCTTTCAGGATCTTCGCTTCATACGCTTGATAGGCTTTCTTGAGCAACTTGAGGTCAAAATCATCATCATCACTGATGCCCATGTCATCTAACCAAGAGTCTGCAAAAGCAAGAAACTCTTTGCGGTCAAAAGGAATGTTATCTTCTGCCGCTTCCTTTTCGATGGAGGATAGATTCTTCTCGAACTCCTGCTCCATGACCACACTTTCCAAAGCTTCCAGCTTCTTAACTGTGGCTTCGTCACCTTTGGATTCTGCCTTATCAATTTCTTTGCCAAGCTTGTCCATCTGTGTTACTGTTGGTGCTTTTCCTGATGCCAAATTTTGAATCAGACCATCTAGTTGCTGTCCTGCTAATGCTTTGGCATTGATTCCTTTTTCTTGGCTCAGTTGATCAAGAGCTTGGTCAAAATCCAACCATCCCTTGACTTTATCCTCGCTCTTACTGTACTCGCTGTTTTTTTGTGTAACTTTTGTAAACTCACCTTGAAGCTTTTTATAGGACTCCACCACTTGTTCAGCTGTCATTTGCTGTCCATTCACTTCAAAGGTTGCACCACCACCAGATTCATCAGTATTAAATAAAGGTATCAATCTCATCTTCATTTCCTCCTTAGACTGTCCTCATCGTTCCCGCTATCTGTCCACGACAAAAAAGCCTAATTTGTACCCTTATGGGCCTTGAATGTGGCTTACATCAGGCTTGGATGCGGTTAGGATCGGCTTGGTCACGATTATAAATATAGTGTGCGGCTATGTAGTCTCATCACAGCCGCGTTAATTACCGCCTTTGTCTTCCTGATCATCGGCTTTCTTGAACTTTTTCAGGGCTGAACGGCTCATTTTGCCCATGGCCTTCTTTTCTTTCTTCTCGTTATCGCCATATTTGAGGAAAGACTTTGGAATTTTCATTTTCTCACCCCTTTCAAGTGTTTTCGCTTCACATTTTTACTTTTCTTTGGTGGTATCGGCATATGAATGGCATCGGCAACTAACTTTTCAGTCACTTTATCGTACCCACGAAGGATAGAACGCTTGTACTTCATCGTCCACCAGCTCCAGGTATGCCTGCAGCTTGATGCAATACGTTGGTCATTCCACTTTGCAGACCACTCGCCAATCCTGTTGGCATATTGTTAGGAGGTGGCGGCATTTGCATAGGCTGTCCTTGCATTGGAGGTTGCATGCCTTGCATCGGAACCACATTACCTGGCATAGGTTGTTGTCCCATTTGTGGCTGCATCTGTGGCATCTGACCACCCATCATAGGCATACCCATCATCGGTTGTTGCTGACCATCTGATTGCGAAGCTTGAGCACCTATAGACTGTTGAGCACCATTTAGCATCATCATGTGTTCTTGGTAATGCTCAATGTATAATTGCTGCTTGTCCTTATCCATATCTGAAAAGTCAACGCGAAGCATAACTTCAAGAACAGCCTCAATATGCTGCTTATGATCTTGGAACGGGAATACAGCCACACGCTTGCCTTTTCCCATTTCTTCATTTTCTGTCTTCGCTAGGTTCCAGTTGAGTGAGCGGCTGTCCACGGTCCCCATATCTCCATTCAGATCTAGCATACGTAAACCTTCATTGACATCAATGATCGGCTCTTTCGGATTATCAAGCCTTGCGGTAGTCATCATCTTGAATACTTGGTCAAACCGAGTCATCTTGTCTTGTGCTAACTCTTGCTTGGACTCAATCTCAATTTCCTCGTCACCGATTTCGTACCTGGTTTGGTCAAACTCAGTGACTTCCCACTTGTTCTCCTTGCCCATATAGCGGATCTTGAATGAGTCAGGCCAGAACTTGCGTACCAAATACAGAGTCTGTTCAGCGTCATTTCTCATGAACTCTTCCAGGTTAACTGTGAGCCCCATCTTGGTAATCTGGTCCTGCTCGTTGATGATCGCAAGAGCTGCGGCAGCATGAACGCCCGGAGGCAATCCACCTCTACCGAATTGATGAATACCTACAATTTCTCCTATTCCCTGATCCATTTGGCTTATAATCTCAAATAGTTTAGGATCAAATGAATTTCCGTTTTGTAGTACTGGATGCTGCTGCCCGTCATAGAAGTTAACTGTCTTACCATCTGTGACAATCTCATCTTGCGATACGGTTCCGTTCTGAGCCCACCATGTCGCAAATCCATTGGTCTGAATCGCATCCAATGCGAATGATTCAAACTTGTTACGGTAGATTTGCAATCCTATAACCGGCTCAATGAGAGACATCGGCCAGTAACGGAAGGGAAGGTCAAAGAAGTTCATCTCGTTAAACGGGAAATAGAAGTCCCGGCGTTTCTTTTTGGGATCCAGTTTGCCACAGAAAGGGTTGCGGTCCGCATAGATTAACTCGTCATTGAGTTTAATCGCGAGTAGTCCGTCTGGGTACATCTTGCAGGGCCTGAACCAATACTCCCTCACCAGTACGTTATTATTGTTCATAGTAGCAGCGTTACCTGTATAAGCTACACCGTCCATTACATGCTTTACAGCCGATAAAAAAGAACCATACTGACCATAGTCAGAGGTTCCGGTTACTGTTACTTTAGGCTTTGTTTTTTCGTCCTTCACATACTCACTATCTGCGATGCCAAACGACTCATATACCCATTCGGTTGTCTCATACCTAGCATGGCATACCCACGGCATTTTACTGAGCTTACGCACGTTAGAAGGAGTAATAAACTCAAACGTTTGCAATACTTCATCAACAATCTTTTCTTCCTCAGGGTCCCATACTTTCTTGTTGATCCCTTTACCTGTGATCGCCGCCCATTCTAACGCTTCTTTCTGAGTGTTCAGACCACGGTTTACACGGCGACAATGCTCCAGCAGCCTCGTCTTCACCTTGGATGCGTCAATAGCTTCTTCATCATCACTCTGTTGCAGAACCTTAGCCATCTGTCGATCACGTAAAAGTGAGCCCACGGCGGTACGATAAGCCGGGAGTATCTTATTCACCGTTACCCGGCACTCATCATCTAAGTTAGCATCAATCTCGAATTCCTTTTTCATCGGATTGAAGCTGATCCACTGATTACCGGCGAGGAAGTTGACGTTCTGCATCCACTGCATCATGTACACCCATCGTCCTTGCATGCCCGTGGTGAAATAGGTGTCACATTTATTTTTGAGTTCGTTTTCGTCTTCCACATAGTCTGTGTTGATATGCGGGTAATCTATCCCTTTTAGTTCGGTTTCTGCCAATTATGTCACCCCTTCCATTGTGAAGGATACTGTAAATCTTGCCGCATGAGTCCTTTATCCTCTGCAGACTCACTTACACGTTGTTCCCTATCCTTCTGTACGGGCTGTGACGGCTCTCTATGGATGCGTTCATACTCTTGTAGGCTTCCAGCTTGGATGCGGCTGTACAGGTCTTTACGCTCAATGTGCCACTGTTTGCGCTCATGAGTAAACATGAACTCTCGATAAGCTAGGATAAGGCATAGGATAAAGATTGCCCATGTCATAGTTTAGCTCCCTTGATATGGTTGATAGCCGCTTCTTTGAGCTTATCATCGCCCCATTGTGCCACGAACTCCACACTTTGCTCAGCCAGGTAAGCTTTGAGTGCAGCGCGGTCCATACTGTTGATATGATCGATATTGGCTTGCAATGGGTCTGTACCGGCATCTACTTGCTTTCTATCAACCGATGATCGGATATAAGCCACAATTTCATCGTCTGTGGGTGGACGGGTGACTGTGATCTCCATGATTTGCTTGCTCAGTCCAAACTCATCACACATTGACTTGCCACAGTTATATCCGATGTACAGTTGACCACCGCGATCCATTTCAATCGGCGTATGTAACCATTTTTGTTTCGTTGTGCCATCTTCGGCTTTATACTCACCGCAATCATGGCGCTTGCATATCGAGCACTCACCAAATGGCTGTGGTGCTACTTCAAGTAAATTCCACATTAAACCGTCCCCCTGGATAACAATTCAACAACTTCTTGAATAGGTTGATTGATGATGTAAGGATCACTTTTACTTACCACACAAACAAGAGTGTATTTTTCATCAATGCTTGTTGAATTTTCCGTACTAACAGATGTAACATACTGTGGATTGATATAAACATCTTTATCTCCATAACCTTTGAATTTAATTAGCATTGTTACCTCACCTTTCTTTGCTTCGCATATTGTTTAAAGTGTTTATCGTCCATTTCTTTCAGCCAGCGTTCTTGTGGGGTCATTCCATCATCTTTTGGCAATGGTTTCGATGGTAATGTACGCATCATGCAAAAGTATCTGAGCGCATCAGGTGCATGCGTGATTTCATGCGGCTCTGTTGCTACATCGTTCGGGTCCTTCTCATCATGCTGCAACTGGGGCAATGTCCTTATGAGATTGACACAGTTCTTGAATATCTTGAGTCTCGCTGTCTTTATTGTCTGCCCTGTTTGCTCATCTTTGATATCAAATGGATTGATCCACTCTTTAAGGTTAAGCCATCCATCGATTCGATCAGCGCTTGCTTTGATAAGGTGGATACCATTCTCTTGGAATATATCCGCTGCACTCTTACCTGTCTCTTGCCTTCTGTTCCATAGGTCAGGTGGACCATAAGTTAACTTTATTGTCTCAGTGGTTAGCTCTTTAATTCTTTTGGCCGCATCACTAATAATCACATTCGGTTCGTACAACTCTTTATATACAAATGCGTAACCATGGGTATCGATTGTCACCCAGTAGTGCGCAAGCATATCTAATCCATAGTCCAATACTCTGAATCGTTGCCAATGGTCTGGAATGACAAATGGATCAACAACGTGAATATCAGTCCTAAACTCCTCGAAGAACGTCCCACCTGGTATTCCATATTCACCTAATCCCACAACTTTGTATCTGTCCGGATTGGTGAATTGTAACGATTCTATCTTATTTTTATCGCCTTCATCCAACCATTCATTACATCGGTAAGTTGTGGTCAGCGTGAAAGCGTTAGGGTCCGTGTTATCGAAGAATCTTTTCTTGGTCCAGTGTGAATTAACCCACGGATTATAGGTTAATGTTAGTTGTTTCCATAGTCCATCTGGCATTTCACCACGAATACTCTCATCTAGCGTATCGAAGTCTGATTCGTCTGCGATCTCATAAGTTTCCTCTAACCACACCCAACACAATACTCCTGTATCTACGGTCATTGAGGTAAGTTTAAGTGGATCATCAAAGCCCCGGAATAATATCTTTTGTCCAGTTGGTATATATGTGCATTCCAATGGGTTTAGATTAAACTTCCATTTATCGAATACGCCAAGATTCTTAGCTGACCATTTAAGCTGTGCGAATGTACTGTCCTTATGCGTGTTAAGCGTCTTACGAACCACAACGGCATTAGCTTTGGAATGTTTCATAATGTTGTATATAAACCAATATGCGGTAGTAACTGATTTCTTCGATCCACGACCGCCCTTTAATACTCGGTAACGATCTTTGGCATTCCAGAACGATGCATAACCTTTGCCAATAATGGATGGTAAATGTATCTCATTAGTCCTCAAGGGCTCCCTCACCTTTAAATACAATCATGTTTCCGCTATGATCTAATTCTTGCCTATTCGCCCACTTCTTATAGTTATTAGTCAGATTAAATTGAATACCCGCTATGTTTCTTGCTTCTTTATCAAACAGCTGTTCCTCAGCATAATTCTCGATTCTTGCCTTCGCGCGCGTTATCGTGTCAAAGAATTCCTGTTCTTTCTCATAATTCAGCAATGTTTGCCTATTTGTTCCAATATGTAAAGCCAATCCTGATATGGTAAATGGTCTCTTCTGATCTCGGATAATCATGCCGTCTCTGTCCAATGCTGGATGCCACGTTTCATTGCCTTCTTTGTCTGTTCGTTTCTGCCAACGTTCCTCAAAGCATGAGTTAAAGTATTCATCAATACTAACTTGTAACAATGCGGCAGACTTGAATTTCAGTGGTCTACCTACTTTAGTTGTCTCCTCTGCCATATACTATCCCTCCTATACAATCGTTTATGCACATTATTGGGTATCAGACCCGTGTATTTTCTCACTTTAGCGAGTATTTATTAAGTTAAACGCATATTTATTCGCATATCGCATGCCGTCACGTGCTGTTTCAACGAATCTCTCAATTAATATCCGCTCGCCGGTCCTTACATTGTCTGCAAATAGACCAGTTTCATCTATCTTCCAATCCAATGCGCTAAATGTGTCCATGACTAATACATTCACTACTCATTCCTCCTATACTCGCTAGCCTGCCATATTTTCACATCAAAATGTGCGTCCAGTAGGCGTTGTTGCTCCCTGCTGAAGCTGTTGCGTAGCTTGGGGAGTTTGGTTTGGTTGTTCTCGTATACTCGGGAGCCGTTTCTTGTTTGTTGGGTTTGTTTCCATTCACTTGGATTAAACATTCTTTACGGCCCCCGTTCCACTGGGATTATTCGGTCGTTACGTTCGCCTTCGGCCCATTCCCCTCATGTACTCGTTCATCATCCAAGTCATATAGTTTACGGACTACTGTAGATTGTTTTGCCAACGCTATTTCGTATGCTTCGGATTCTTCTTTGGTCATGTCCCTTGAGTTTTCGAGCAAATATTTCACTAGATCATTCATCCCTCATCATCCTCTCGGTAATAAGCATGTTCCCAAACTTTATACCATGTAAAAAAGAGGAGTGAGTACCAGCAGGCTAGGTCTAGTAGCTCTGTCATGGTATCCACATCCTCTTATGTCCTCGAGAGGCCCGCGTAAGCGCAGTCCCCTTTATATGTGATGCACGACACAACACTTTACCACTCGACCACACGGTCAAGGAGGCTCCGATTTGCACGGATGATGCTATGGCGCGCTATACACCTTACTTTACGTGGGCATAGGACTTTCACCTATGCATGACAGCTTTGCAACCTTCGGGAATTTAATCCGTATCGGGTATCTGTCTTATGCCTTACAAAGCGTCTTATTCCGCCACCAC